TGGTGATCCCTTGGTGATCCCGACAAAACAGATACACCGGATAACAAGCCGACGCCGAATATCTAACCGTTAACCCACGTTAAACCCACCGATCCCCAGTGAATCCGCCCCACTACCTTATAATGACATTGTATATCCGCTTGTAACCCTTGAAAACAATGGGTTTACGTCGGCATTGTGGCGGGATCGGTGCCCGATCGGTTAACTTCGGACGTTAACCAAGCCGGTAAAACGGTTAACTTGACGGGGCGACGGGGGGAAAATGGCACGCGGGCGGTAGACGTATACCCCCTGAGATTTTTCGGCCAAAAACCCACCCGTTCCCTACAAGCCCCGCATTTGGCTCCTGCTGCGTCCAGGGGTCTACCCTACCTCGGGGCCGGGTGGAACTGTAAGACAGCTTACAGCCCCATCCACGGCCCTCAGAATCGAAATGCCTACCCACAGGTGTCCCTGTGAGTAGACGAATAGCTCATTATTGACCAATCGTGACGATACACGCGGTTTCTTACCGGGTATCGGCGATTGTCTTCAAGTGAAAGCCAAGGGTGTTTACGGAGTCGTCCAGTCCATGATAGCTTTGTACTTCCGGTTGGCCGGATCGGTGATCTTCCCGGCCTTCCATCCGTCCTGCTCAACCAAGTGACCCCAGGGGCCGCTGTTGTCGGGCTGTTTGACATCGTTGAAGAAGCACATGAGCGTCATGCCGTTGTTGTAGCAGACATCCATAAGGCTGTCGTACATCGTGGACATTTCAGCATCGTCCTGCATGTCCAGGAACTTTGCACCAAGACCAGGAATCTCAAGGACGTTGTAATGGTTGGGGACGTAGTGCTGTCCACCCTCGTAGCCAATGAAGTCCACACTGTAGGTAGCTGCAAGGGTCGCATGGTTAGCGAGCCAGGTGTTCGTTTCGCCAGATATGGCGGACGCTGCTTGAGCCTTAACGTCTGCCAAGGAACTGCTGGTGTTGAACGGGAAGTTAGACCCGCTCCGGTGCCCGAAGTAGAACGCACAGGAGATTGCATCCCACGACCCAGGAACCAGCCTCTCGGCTACCTTGTTGGTCTTGTAGGAGTCGCCTGCCTGTCCGGCCATGACACGGACCAGCCGAGCCGTACTGGGTGCCCACACGTTTGTCCAGATGGTGTGTGTATTGGCGACACGCTCTGCCCACTTATCGTAGAACGCATTGTCCCCGATAGGTGCCCCGGCTTGGTCCTCAACCCAATCATGCTGAGAGAACCCATCAAACCCGTTCCAGATTTCATTCGACCACTCAACGTATGCCTTACCCCCGGCGTGCAGGTTGTTCTTAACGTAGGTGGCGAAATCAACGATGAAGGCATCACTGGCTTGGTGAGGCATACAGAACCAGACATCGGCTTCCAGCGTATTCGCCAGTTCCACCATCAGTTCCAGAGCAACACCCTTGCCGGACCCCATAGTGAAGTAATCAGGCCCAGGCAGGTCCGCGTAGTTCACCAGCCCGGAACTGTTCGTCCGCTGCCAGTCCATGAATCGGATGACCTTGAACGGCTCCAAGGCTCCCAGGAAGTCCGGGTTGAAGCTTCCGTCATAGTCATCACTGAAACCCGGCAGGAGAATCTTCACGTTCCTGACAGGGTTAGCGGGGTTGGAGTTGTAGATAGCAAGCCAGATGCCCGAATCACCAGCGGTTACGGAGACTGTAGCCGGGCTTGTGGTAGCCGTTAGGTCGGCATCCCCGCTGAGCTTGACCGTACCTGACCCATCCCAAGTGACCGTATAAGTTCCCGAAGGGTAATCCCCTTCCAGGTCGTTAAGCATGACCGTGCGGACCCGGTATGAGGTCGGCATGATCGGCCAACCGTTTGAGTCCCAGGATGAGACACCGGGAGCACCGCTGACCCAGGTGTTTCCGTTGTCAGACGATCCTTCCCAGGTAGCCCGTGCCTGACGGACTACGTTCTTGAAGGGAATCTGAGCGGACCAATACTTAACTTCGTGCAGGTTAATGCCAAGATACGTCTCCTCGCCGGGGGTAGGAGTCCCTGACGGGGGGTTTTCAGTGCCCCCGGAGTAAGGCGGGGATACTGTGCCGGAACTGTTGTCCACAACGGTTAGGCTGTTGAGCCGTGCCCAGCCGCCGTCCCGTTCTACGACACGAATACTCAGGACACTATCAGCAGTGACAGTGAATGTCTGCCGTAGGAACGAGCCTGTAGCCGTAGTCGTGCTGACGTACAGCGTGCCTTCGATATAAACGTCGGCCTTGAAGTCAGCCGATCCGTCACCGATCTCCACAGTAACGTCATACGTCCCCGCTTCGACCTCGATGTTGAACGTATTCTCACCTGTGGTGTATACGAAGTCTCGCTGTGAGGCGTCGGCAATCGCCGATCGATCCCGTGATCCGGTAGTCGCGGTAGACCAGCCGTACCCGTTACCGTCCCAAGCACCGGCCTGTTCTCCAACAGCGGTGTGTCCAGCTTCGGTGACACCGCCTGCGGGCTGGAAGTCGAACTTCAAGTCCACCGGATCGTCCGGGGGGTCTACTGCGTTCGGTGTGGCAATGACAGAACCCGTCCACGCGGACACGTTGCCCGCCAAATCGTAAGCCCGTACTGCCCACTGACGGGCTACGCCGTTATTCGGGCCGTTAGTTGGGCCGTCTGAGTATGTAGTTGCTGAGGTCGTAGCCCCATTAAGGGCCGTAATGGAGCCGGACGGATAGCCTGCTCGGCCAATCTCGTAGTGCGAGAAGTCCGACTCGGTGTTCGCATCCCAGGCCAGGTTTACAAACTGACTTCCAACAGTCGTTACCCGTAGACCTACAGGAACCGCCGGGGCTGTAACGTCCACAGCCGGGTTCTCGTTCTCGGGCAGATTGGCGATCCAGTCGTTGATGTCCTGAATGTCTTGAAGAACGTCACCAAGCGTCTGATCTAAAAGGTACGTTTCGCTTTCGGTGTTCGTTAACCGGGTCTGCAAGTCCGTGATCGAGTCTTCCAGGGTGTCGATTCGGGGGTCAGAGAACCCAACATCATCGAAAACCTCTTGGAGACTGTAGAGGGACTGCAAGATCGCTCGGTTCATCCGGTCTGCCGTTAACCTGGAACCCCTGGTAAACGTAACTTCGGGGTCTTCGATAGGCGTCACACGGTAGATTCGTACCGTGGAGCCAGCAGAAGGCGTAGAATCCAGCGTAACTTGGCTGTCATTGTCCCAGGTAAACGGGGCGGACACACCGTTAACCGTCACGGTAACGTGAGAACGCTCCAAGAACGGGAAAGTGACGCCGTAGGTAGCTGTGCCAGCAGCCGTATAGCTGACTTCCCCGTACTGAGCACGGGCTGTGCCGACAAACATGAGCGACACCAGAAGAATCCCAAGGATTCGCTTGAACATAGGCCAGTAATTCCTGATTAGGTTAGGTCTTTGATCCAGTAGATAGCCCCACCGACCCGCCACGGGGCCTGTGGGTGGTACATTTCGTACCCTTCACGGATAAGATTGTTGTTGGACGCCACGTTAGAGGGAACTGTGTCGGTAATTGCCGACTTACAGCCCAACTGACGGGCGTGTTTCTCACGGACCCGAATGAGTCTGCGTTGAAGGCCGTGTCCTCGGGCGGACGGGAGAATCCCGGCACGCCCGAAGTACACATATCCGCCTTTATTCTTGAGGCCCGCATAGCCTACTGGGTGTTTCTGTTCGTCATAGACGATCCACCAGTCTTGCTTTGCGAAGTCATACGGTTCATCGGCAGGGAAACATTCAGAATCCAACCACTTGAGAAGGTTCTCAGTGCGGGGAGATAAGTTCACCCGCTTGATGGTGTATGTCATAGTCGAGTCAGGTTGTCCGTTCGTCGCAGTCCAACAGAACGGCGACGGCCAAACACGCGGCCCCTTTTCGCTTCTTCGACCAGGGTAGACCACAACAGCGTCATGTCCCCGTTGTATCCGGTTGGGTACGCTAGGTGGTGGTTACTTGCATCAGCCTGCCAACCGTTAGCAATGTAACCAGAGTAAGGCAGAATGGAGTTTCGATCATAGACAAGGGCACTGTCTCCTAGCTGAACCTGTGCGGCCCGCATGTCATCGAACACACCCAAAACAAACGCAGATGCCACCGTCTCTGCTGGGTTAATGGGCTGGTCGTTCCCGCACATGATGATAAGGTTCTCCGGCTTGAATCCTTTAGCTGCCCAAATAGCTTTAAGCCGGTTCATCGCTGAGACAGTGCTGCTTGTGACCTGTGCGTGCGTCAGAGTGGCGTAGTCATTAATACCCCACGGCCAGTCAATAACGATCATTGGATCGGTCTGGTTGGCTACAGCCGCCTCGATGAACCAGGACCAGCCCTCGTCCGTCATGTTGAGGACTGCCTGACTCGCGTTAAGACATACCGCCCCGGCGTTGGTATACATCGGGACGATCTGGAAACCCCCAGGGTTATCCGTTGTCTCCACTTGGAGAGCCAGCGTAACCAGCGACCCCCTTACGGTGTTTGTCCCGCTGGTGGTGCCCCAGTTAACGTCCAGGTTAGCCCCGGAACTATACGCCCCCTTCCCTATCGCTAGGGTTGTGGAAGCAACTTCCCAGCCGCTAACTCCGGGGTTTGCCTCAGCACAACTGACTAGACTACCGATAACTCGGTCTGTCGTCTGCCGAAACGTCGGAGTAAAGTGTCCCGCCGAGTCCGGCCACGGACCACGAACATACCAGTACCGGCCGAGCAGGTCGTCTCCCAGCAAAGGACAAACCCCTGTGCGGAGAGTAATCGCCCCCGGCCACACGCGGCCAATCGTCCCGGATATATTCGTGCCGGGCGTACCGGCCGCACTCTGATAACGATACCGGAAGGGTAACAGGGTGCTATATTCGGGAACACCGAACCCCGGCGTTAATCCGTTCGCGTCGAAGTTCCAGAATATGTCTGCCCCGGCTGGGGCACCAGACTCCCCGCCGTAAGCGGGGAGAACGGTAACGTCCCAGGGGAGAGCGGGGTTATTGTTCGCAACTGTTGAAAACGCCCGGCCCCCAGGAACCGAAGGAGCAGCCGGTCCTGCACCGGGCATGATGGGACCAACCGCTTTCATGCGGTATCCCGCAGAGAACAACGCTTGTGCCAGCCCACCTACCCGGCCGTAATTCAAGCTGCCGCTAAGCTGGTTTGGGTAAGTTCCGTTGCTGTTGGCGAATACAAAGAATGTTACGGGGTCTTTGTTTTCTTCCAGCCGCCGAATGGCGGGTAGAAGGGCTTTTGCGTTTACAATGTTAGCCATAGGTTAGAGGGTGCAGGTGAGAGCGTTGCAGTTGGTTACAGCACTCTGCGTACTCAAGACCAACTCATAGAACTCACAGCCCCGAAGGTCTACAAGCACATGAGCGATCTGGTTCCCGGCAGGGGAGAACGCACGAACACTGTCCCCACCGAAGTCCACAGCGATCGTATCAACGAACTTATAGGTATCGTCGAAGTAGCCGCCAGCAGAACCAGTACCGTCTTTTGTTCCCAGCGTTAGCGTTAGCTCGGCCAGGTTAACGGGAACATACGACCCGTCAGCGACAGCCTTCCAGCCGATAGCCCGTGCCTTGAAAGTGGCGTCAGCGGAGCCGGTAGCGTAGAACACCGCCAACAGAGCATTGTCCTGTGTCGGCTTTGCAGACGAAGGCACAGTGCTGGTAGTCGGCTTGTCGGACAATGAGGTTGTTTCAACATCGTTTGCAGCCCAACGATCAAGGCGTTCCTTCTTGGTAGAAGGGAAGTATTCGGCAGTCATGTCATTCCCGGAAATGGGTTGTGGGTGTCAGTTAATAGGTACTCTGTAAGTTCCCATATAGAGAACACTAAGAGTTATTCACTAAATCTACTATGCCCTCAATAGTGCAACCTAATAGGCAGCCTAAAGTGGCAGTCGGCTGCCAGATCGGCGGCCGGGTCCATCAAGCCAGGACGGATTGCCCACCAACCTACCGCCGGAGCAGTGGTCAATGAACTCCTTAACCTGCTGGTCGAGCCAGGCTTCTTCTGACGCCTTGGCTTGCGAGTCAACGTCTGAGGCCATCTGCTCCACCCAGTACGCCACAGCCATTGCTACGGCATCCAAGCGGTCATCCCGGATCAATGCTCCGCGTTGGCGGGTTATCCGGGTCATCTGGTAGAACAGTTGGTATGACAGGGCTTCCTCAGTCGGCAGGTGGTCTGTCGATCGGAAGTCCTTGGTGATGAGCGACTGGTTAACGACCAGTCTGTGCTGGTTCATCACAGGCTCTAACGTGTCGATTATTCGCTTTTCTTTCTGCGTGTTGTGCCGGACTTCTTCAATGATCACGCGCCGCGCTTGCAGCTGAATAACGCGCCGCTGGCCGGCGTCTGGCGTCTTGGGGAAATCTCCGATGACGGGCCGGGCGTGGCACCTTTTTACGATGGGTTTGACTATGGGGTCGTGCGCTGTGTGATCCCTGTTGAGACGCAGCGCGCAAGGTGAGGTGACGATATGGCGACAGAGTGTGCAGTGACCGGCCGTAAACTGATGCCGGGCGATGTGTTTGTCGGTGCTGTCGGCGTGGCCGTGGCCGTCTGGCAGGCGTGGAGCGAAGAACAGCGCGCGGCGTTTATTGCCGAGCATAAGAAGCCAGCAGGCAAAGCCGCGGCAAAGGCGGCGAAGGATGAGGTGACGAACGATGGGCGTTAACATTACCGAATGGGCAGCCGCAGGACTGGCGGCAATTCACGTTTCCAAGCGCGGCAGCGGCGGCTATCTGGCCGGCTTCGGCGGGCTGACAGTGGCGAACACCGACACCGCCAGCGGAATGCGCCGGCTGCGCGGCGCGCAGGTCGCGCCGTTCGCCATTCCCGAACCGGACAAGATTCCGATTGATGGTGACAACAGCCGCATCACCACCTTCCAATTCGGCTCGAATGCGGACAATGCGTTCGTGATCGAGATGGGCATTACCGACACCACCTTTGAAGCCGCAGCGCAGGGATCGACGGTCTACACGCTCGGTGATTGGGACATGTCGGCGCGTGGGCCATCCAACCCGAACCCGGTCGATATGATCTTCCTGCTGACGCGCAACGCGGAATCGCAGGAAGTCGCATCGCAGGGCGACGCCGGGTGGGAGAACCTGCTGCTGCCGTCGACGAACGTCATGCCGTTGGGCGATGACCGTTTCGCCAGCCGTGAAGAAGGCGGCTCGCGCTACAGCGTGATCGCTGACCCGGCGCTCGTGACCCCGTGGGGCGCGACGATGCTGGCGACCTTCGGCCTGAGTGACGGCATCTCAGCCACGTGGTTCAGCGAGAACCCATGCATGATGCATTGTTGGGTCAGCGACGGCACCGAAGACGATTTCGAAGTCAGTTACACGCCGGTGTCAGTCGCCAAGACGAAGGTGTTTGACTACACCGCGAGCGCTGCGCTGACCGTGTCGGGCATCAATGCCGGCACGAAGAACGTCGCGCTGTCGGCGCCGCCGACCACGGGCCACATCTGCGTGTGCATCTACGAATGCACGGGATTCTAGCATGAATAAGACGATTGAGATCGGCGGCGTGCGGGTGACTGTGCGCCGCCGCACGGTGAAAGATCGCCTACAAGAGCGCATGGTGCTGATCGCGCTCAACAATGACGGGTCTTCGTATCCGGCGCGGCTGTTTGCGCGCTTCGTCGCACAGACGGAGTCCGTGGAAGGCGATCTTGGCTTTCCGTGGCCGGACACGGCCGCCAGTGACGACGAGCTGCGCGCGGCATTTGCGGCATGGCTCGACTTTGGCGATATGGACGTGTTCGAAGCGTGGGAAGACGCGCTCTACACGGTCGACCGCGTGCATACCGAGCCGGAACTGCGGCCGGACGCTGACGAAAAAAACTAACGACCCGGCAGCGCGAGGCGCGCGAGACATTTGAGCAGCAGCTTGACGAACTAGTGGAAGACTTCGTTTACGCGCTGCACAACAAGCCGCGGCCGCGCGACCACAAGCCGGGCAATCACTTCCTCTGGTATCCACTGGACTACGTCTACCCGATCTTCATTCGCTGGTACAAGAGCGACTTTACCGCGCTGCCGGCTGATGGTGGGTGGGATGCGCAGGATCAGCAGTTGATGGACGACCTGTACACGCTGCTGGCGAAGGTCAACGACGTCGATGCGCGCGTGAGCAAGCGTCTCGAACGCGAGGCCGAAGCGCAAATGAAACGACCGAAGCGCAGCCGGCAGATGCGCGGCCCTTCCTTTGATGAGGTCTTTGGAGACTAATGGCGGAAAACAACGACGTGAGGATGCGCGTCGGCTACGAAGTCGATGCGCGCTCCATAAGCGAGATCATCCAAAGCACCAAGCGTATCAGCGACGCCTTGAAAGCCGTTCGCAGCGAAAGCGGCACGGTCGAGATGACGGCGCAGCGCTTGGCGCTTGGCTTTGATGCGATTGGACGATCTGCGCAGATCGACCGCGTCGTGGCTGACTTCCGTGAAGCGCGCGCCGGCGGCGAAGACCTGCAGCGGGCCATTCAGCGCGTCGTGACCGAGATCGACCGGCTTGGCGCGAGCGAAGCCGAGATCGACCGCGTGACCCGCAGCCTGTCGGAAATGGGCGGGGCGGCGGCATCAGCCACGCGACAGGTGTCCACCGCGCAAGCAGGCGGCGGGGCCGTGCGCTCCGGCGGTGGTACGCGCTCCGGCGTGGTCAGCATCGGCACGTCATCACTGGCCGGAGCGGGGGATGCTGCGACAGCGCAGACCGTCAATGCGGTGACGAATGTCACGGGCGCTCTTACCATGCTTGGGCCGGCGGCCGCTGTGGCGGTCGGCGCGGTCGAATTGTTCAGCGTGGCGATGCGTAATGCGGAGAATGCCGCCAAGCGCGCAATCTCCGAGATCAACCGCGAACTGGATCGCAATGCAGAACTCAGGCGCGACCTGTTCGGCATGACGACCGACGAAGTCAATGCGTACATTGATCGTCAGCGCAGCAGCTTTGAACAAACGCGCGCCGATCTTGAAGATGCTTTTGCCGCGCGGGATACCTTTTGGGAAGAGTCGGATTGGGTCGCGCGCACGCGCATCGGCGCCGGCACCGATGCCGTCTGGAATGAACTCACCGAGCGCATCAATGGCCTGAATGCGGAACTTGCCGGTACATCGGACAACATGGCCGATGCCATCGATTGGGTCAACGCCGGCAAGACTGCAGACGCAGACCGCGAAGCCGCCGCCCGCGCGATGACCGAAGCGGAAGAACAGTTAGCACAGACGCGCCTCGATGCGATTGAGCAGCAGCGCCGCTTCGAACTGTCGGCGCTTGACCTTGCGCGCACCGGCACGATGGACGACTTCAATGCGCGCCTGCGCGACATGGACATCGACCGTGCCGCGCTGGATCGCGCCCGTCAGTCCGTGTGGGAACTCGGTCTCAGCACCGAAGTCGCGCGCGCGCAGGCTGAGGCGTATACCGAGCAGATCGTCCGCCTGACCGAAGAAGAACAGTGGCTGCTCGCGCACGTCAAGCCTGTGATCGAAGCGCGCGAGAAGGAAGCGGCGGCGCTCGAACGGCTCAATCAAAGCGCCGAAGCACGCGGCCGGCTGATGGATGCCGTCACGGCGGCGGTTGAGGCGCAGGAAGCGGTCACGGCCGCGCAGACGGCGATCAACGAGTACAGCGCGGAAGCTGGTGAACGACTGGCCGCGCTTGAGACGGAACGGCAGGAGAAACTTGCTGAATTACGCGAGCGCTACGCCGAGCAGGAAATTCGCGCACAGGAAGATACGCGCGACAACATCGCCCGCATTCAGCGACAGGCCGGCCGCAGCATCGAAGAAGCGATTGCCAACCGCGACGCCGTCGCAAACACGCAGGCCCGCCGCCGCGCCGAAGATCAACTGACCGACGAACAGCAGCAGGCGGCAAAGGAAAGCCAGCGCCGCCGGCAGGACTACGCCAAGCAGGAGCGCGAGGCGATCTCGGCGGCCAATAAGCAGCTTCAAATCGAAGTGCAGAAGTTTAATAAGGAACTGCTCGTTCGGCAGCAGGCGCTGCAGCGGTCGTTAATCGACCTGGCGAACGCCAAAGAAGCCGAACGAATGCTGGCCGCGCAGGCCGGCGTCGTGATTGCCAATCAAGCTTACACGACCGGCATCACCATCGGCTCAAGTCTTGTGCAGGGCTTCATTCAGGGATCGCAGATGGCGGCGGCGCAGAACCGCACGACGCAGGTCGTTTACAACATGACCGCCTACACGGTGCCGACGACGGAGATACAACGTCAGGTGCGCGCCGCGCTCGATGCCAGTTTCACGCAGATTACACGGGGAGGCCGTTAACGGTGGCCGTCTACAGCTACAGCATCGCCAGCGGGCATGACGTCGCGCTGGTTAGCCTGACCAACATCGAAGATATCACCTACCTGCGTGTCAATGGGAAGGGGGTCGCGCCGCGCGCCGTGTCACTGGATCGCTGGCCGCAGCAGCGGCTTGCGCTCAGCGGCCGGCCGCATTCCGGCGGGCGCATCGATCTGCAGTGGACTTTCGACGCCGTGCCGTTGACGGGGCTCGACTCCTTCATCGACGCTTACCTTGTGACGAGTTCGGTCGATCAGCCATCGAAGGAAGTCACGATTAACACGCGACTGGCCGAGCGCACGACCTATAAGCGGTATAACGCGCGCCTGCTCTACCCGCGCTATGGCACCGATTACACCGTCGAGGGCAACATGGTCACGGGCCTGCGCCTGACGTTTATCGGGCTGGTGGCGCTCTAATGCCGTCAATCACCAAATCCAATCTTTACGGGCATCACGACTTCGAAGGCTACCTGAGTTTCTACGGGGAACCGGTCGTCTTTGCGCGCGCCATCAATCAGACCGGCTTCGTCTATCCGGTCTTTTCGCTGACGTATGACGACCCCGACGGCGGGGCCGGCTCCTATACCGACGTTGAAGAAGACATGGAGATCGTCGTCTATGACGGCGCGACCAGCGTGATCAAGGGCCGGCTGCGCGTGGCGCCGGGCGGCGCGACATCCACGCGTATCTACGTTAACGAAGTTAGCCGCGGTCGGATCGACTTTGCCGACAACGACCGCTTTGAAGTGCTGCGCTCGTGGCGCGTCCGTGACCGATTGGTCGCGGCCAATGCCGCCTTTGACAAGGATGGGCGCGTGACCTATTCCGACCAGTACGCCAATCCCGCGCCGTGGCCGAACTCCGGCGGCGGGCCGTGGGTGGGGTGGCTAGACGATGCCGGCGCGATCACGTTTGACGCCGCGACCAGCGTCGTTCTTGACCCCGACAGCGGCGGGTCGATGTCATACGCATGGACATTTGCGACCGGTGCCGAGACTGACCCCGATCCAACCGTCGATTACACCGGCGAAGCGGCCGGCACGGATTGGGCGAAGCTGGTCGTGACCGACAGCGGCAACAGCAAGAGCGCTACCAAGTACATCCCGATCCGCCTGCACGATGATGACGACCCGCCGCTGGATGTGAGCATGGTGAGCCTTGAAGCCGACCGTGAAAGCGGCTGGCGCGCGACTTTCACCATGAGCGCCGGTGAAGGGGCGCTTGACGCCGTTCCCGATGGCGCAATGTGCAGCTTCTGGGTGAAGGAGCGCATCAACGGCGTGGCCGGCTCCTACGGCAACGTCAACAGCAGCCGCAGCCACATCAAATTTACCGGCTTCCTGCTGCGCGACTCAATCCGCATGGATGCCGAAAGCGGCGAACTGACGTTTGAAGCTATTGGACCGATGGGCATTCTCGGCCTGCTGCCCGGCTTCTCGCAGGTGTTCGAGTACATCGCCTCGCCGGCCAATTGGCAGCAGATGAAGGGCGCAAGCATCAAGCGCGTCCTGTATGCGATTCTGCGGTGGGGGACGACGACCGAACGGCTGTTCGATCTCGTCTTTGACGGGACGGACTACGCCTACCCGCTGCTCTACGTCAACGCGCAGACGCCCTTCGCGCAGGTCAAAGACCTGGCGGAAGGGATACGCTGTCATTTTACCTGTGACCGCACCGGCAGGATGGCGTTTACGATGCCGCTGTACTGGCGCGACATCGGTGCGCGCGCGGTGACGAACACGCTGACACTGACCGATGATGACCTGTTTGAACTGGCGATCACGCGCGAACACCGGACCGTCTATTACATGGTCGAGGGCCGCTTTACGCAGGCCGGCACCAGCGGCACATCGCCGGCTTTCTACTCGCGTTCGCCGGGGGCTGCGCCGGGGGAAGCGCCACAAAGCACGGCCGTGGAGCGCGGCATCACGACCAGCCAAACGACAGCCAATTTAGAAACCGGCTTGCTCGAAGCGCGTCTGAATGGCGTCTACTACGGCCAGCCGACGCCGCAGGGCATCGATCTTCAGTTACCGCAGTCGTTCGCGGTGCTCGATCCGGCTTACTCAGAATGGCTGACGCTGGACGCCATCACGACGCCGCGTGGGCAGGTCCTGGATGATCTGCGCTGCGTGATCGAAAGCGTGACCGAAGACTACAGCGCCGACGCCGGCACGATTGACGTGCGCGCGCGTGTGAATGCCGAGACCTACAACCCGCCCGGCGTGACGTATGTACCGCCGGCTGACCCAACGGTCAATATCGCGTTCAATCTCGGCCTGATCGAGCCGTTCCCGATCGCGCCGATTGACCCACTGACCGGCCTGACTGACCCGTATCCGGTCGCGCTCGTGGCCGGCTTGGGCAGCGGCACAGCGAAAGTCTACTATGCGTCGCTGTTTGACCCAACGACCGGCACAGTCAATTGGGCGCTGCGCGACACGAACCTGACGGGGGACGTGATCGCCATGAAAGCCGACCCATTTGAGCCGGAGCGCTGGTTCGTCATCACGACAACCGGCCTGTGGCGGAATGACAACCTGCCGGCAGACGCCGCTTGGACGCAGGTGATCGACACTGTTACCCTGACGGGCAATGCGAACGCGCCGGGATACCACATCGACATGCCGATCACGCGGCGCGGCTGCATTTTGATCGCGGCGGGGCGGAATGTCGTCTATCGGTCATTCGACTATGGCGCAAACTGGGCGTCCTCAACAATGGACGGTGGCGCAGCACAGTTGTTAGCTACGGGTGATTTTAACCTTGCCGGCCATATTGCGATCAGTCAGCAGGACAACGGCGTGGTGTGGGGCGGGCATCTCAGCGATGCAGGCAATAACTACTCGGTAGTTTACCTACGCGTATCGAACGACTGGGGCGCGACATGGACGAACAAGGCGACCCTCACCGGATGGGCCACCGCGCGTACGGGGCCGGTACTCAATGTGCCATACATGCGGGCGGCGGGCGTGGCGAACAAGGCCGGCAGTTCGCAGTGGGTCTACTACAATCACGGGCGCGTGTGGGGCGGAGAGCCGTCGCGCATGGGTATGACGCAGGATGGTGGCGCAACGTGGTCAACGCTTTCAAGGGGCTCGTTCGATCCTGAATTTATCGGCGCGCCGAGTAAATACGGCCTGCACACGTATACGCAGGATGGGCGCATCGTAACCTACTGGCGCAACAACGGCAACTATCGACAGCTCTGGGCTTCTGAAGATGCGCTGACGACAAACAACATCATCAACGGCTCGATCTATACCACAATGTTCACCGCGACACGTATGGGCATCAATGGCTGGCCGAGCAATCCCTACTTCCTGATCATCTTCTCGTCTGGCGGCGTGTACTTCACGCCGGACTATCGCACCGATGTGTGGATCAGTCTGGCAACCGGCCTCGCCAATACCGATGTGGTCTACTGCGCCGGCGACCTGAGTGTGGCAACCTGACATGACGACACAAAACCAAGTTACCAACAGCGCAATTGAAGCGATCCGGCGCGTTGTCCACGAAGGGCAGCGCGAAATGCTGACCGGGAAGCGCGTCGGCTCGCAGATCGTCATGGCTGGCGCTCCAACCGGCAAGACGTGGGTGCGCTCGAACGATGCCAGCCGCGAAGCGACGGCCGTCTACGGGGTGATCACCATGCCGAATGTGAGCGTGGTCGTCGGCCCTGACCTGCACGGTCACGACCGCATCCTGTACGTG